TGTAAAACTAAGAATTGCTTTTTTGACTAACACGAAGTTGTCTCGGCTCCTGACCTGTTAAGCTCTCTATTCTTATTCTCATTCTTAGGATATTTTCCTAGGGATTTTGATAGGGAATATAAATTGTATTTCACCAAGAAATTAGGTCTAATAATATCAATTTAAAAGGAAATTCACCCATTCAAAACCACTTCTAGTATCTTCTACTTTTGATATGGTTTTTGATTTTGTAACACAACATTATTCTGGTATAGGTTGATTGAGCGTCCCGACTATTGCGGGGTGAAGAACTCAACATCATACTGTGCGATGATGTAACCAACGGTAGTAGCAGCAGCATTTAGAAAACCTTCGACTGCAACATATAGTACACCTTGGTCAGCCTGTATAAGGTTTGCCGCGACGGGTACATCTGTTTTGAAGCGAGGTAATCGAGCGAGATCTTTAAGTCCTTCAAGGGAACAGTCTGAATAGATGTTCGACATTGTTGAGGAAATATTTCTCATTTGTGCTGTAGTACTTACCGGGACAGGGTCAGTGGCATCATACTCAATTGAGAGAATGACTGCACCGACTGTCGTAGTAGGTTGGTTGGATTGGAAGTGATACGTCAATTTATGAAAAATAAAATATTCATAAATGGGTGCATATGCAACCAATCGAGGAAAGGAATTAGGGTTAATAGCTCCAAAGTTCACTGCTGTATCATAATTAGTACTTAGTGTATAAACACCGGCACCAATTATAGGCAGATTAACTGCAGAGACTAACTCTCTACCAGAAATACGGATACCGCCAGGGGTGGATCCTTTTCCGACATTGAAGAGAACCAACGGACTTGTTGCGGTAAACTGACTTCTCGTAAGAGAAAGGGCAGTATCCCTCCGAAGTCCAGGATTTCTATTCAATTTCCTTACTCGCCGCTTATTTCGGCCTTTTCCAACTGGTTTATTAGTCTTCACACCAAGCCTGCTTATAGCGGCTGTCAGGGACTTAACTAAATTAGTTTGGGATTGTTGTTTGTTCATAGTATGGGATGCGTCATGAACGACGGACTGTACATCTGTATTAATACGACTAGACGAGTTTACCCGACCTCAACATCTCTGTGAGGGTACTCCTCGGATACATAAAGAGAGAATATTCAAATTGTTCCATGGCCTTTGCTATTCCGCCCTAAGGAGGTTATAGTTATTCCACGGTTCAATTACCGGATTATTGGAAGAAAGTAAAGATAAATTCTTGAAATACCCAGTAAGCATAAATGCCAATCACTCTCAAATTGTCCAAGGCCTTTGTCAGGCTAGGATGTCAAATAGACCCCGTTACTAAATTAAATTTACAAAGTAAAGAATTTATAGTGAACGAGCAGGTTATTTTATAAACATCCCCTCTAATATATTTTAAATCTAATCGGTCTTACCTGTGCAGTCTCTCGACACTACGTGCTCTTAGAGACACTTGGTACGGAAGTATTAAGCTAGATCGCACCGTTTTAGGTAATAAAAATATAGACCCCATAGTAGGTTAAGGGTACCTACCAACCGTTCGGTTTAACGTCTTGAACTGGACCACAAACAATAATTACCCATTCTGTATTAGTACACTCCTAAATGCCCACTTCATCTTACGCGACATAACCCTTTGGGTAGGGGATGTTAGTAACAAAGGCGTGAGGAAGACGAAGATTTTTTGTGCTAAAGTACCGAGGGATAGTAAATTTTACATTACTCCTCATCCGTACTCTAAGGCAAGTATCCGTTTCAGCGCTAAAAGTAACTGCTGGAATGATTACATCAGAAGATGCTCGTGAAAGTTCTGGAAATTGTTGTACACCAACTCGTTGTAGATTTTTACAAAGATCACCAATAAGCAATTGTGCAAATTTTCTATCTTTTTGTAAAACTACAAATTTCCATCCTATGGGAGGAATAACACCCATGCCACCATGCTCTATTGGAAGAAATATATTTCTAAAAAATCTTCCTGTAGGTAGGGTGACATAAGTGTCTTGTTCTATTCTCTCTTTCCCAATTGTATTAAACCAGTGTCGAAGCAGTTTATTCTGTCGACCTGGCAATGATCCCGAAAGGCAATCATTCAACACTGTAACAACACCAGAACGTTCTTTTTCTACTTTCTCTTTTTCACCAGATACTCTCTCCATCACTTTGTTAGTTCCTTGGAACAAACCGGTATTGAGAAAGTCAATTTGGTATGGTAACCCTCCAATTGGACAGATCACACACGTTGAATTGACATTAGTATAGGACTTATGATGATAAGCCTTACCAACAGTCATTTCGAGACCAACTTTTTTTCCAGCATCTATATGCATAGAAAAGAGTTCTCTCGGAGCAAGATAGAGCATATCGTCACCATTGACTAATACACTATTATAACGTTCGTACTGCTTCCAATCTTTTTGGTAAGCTTCTGTTACGTGTAGGTATAAACCAAGATTGGCTATACACAATATAGGAAAAGAAAGTATACTTCCCATTAATTGACCACGCTCCATCACACCTCGTGGATTCACTTCATACCCCTTCCCATTTTCTTTTGGGTAGGTTAAAGTGTGAGGTCCAAGGACAAGTCTGGCTTCATTCTGCCACATCAACGGTAAATCTTGTATTAAATAGTCTAGAATTTTTCCAGAATATTTCCAAGATAAATTATCCGTTGCGGCAGAATAATCGACTGATATCCACTCCTCCGTTCCGGTTAACCCGTAGCGGATAGGGGCATCATCGAGATCCATTATGTCTGTTGGTGATAGCGGTCTACCAATTAATCGGTAGCATTTCATCCCCCGTAGAGACGTATGAAGAGCCTGCTGAATTTGCTTCATAGCGTAGTATTCAGCAGCCGGGCCTTTAGAAATTACCCGAACCTTCATCGGTTCCACGATCCCTTGGATCTTAGCGTCAAGTTTAGGTAACTGACAGAGAAAATTTCGCTTTGACGCGTAACGTTTCTTTCTAAGCTCCTCATTCCAATCGACTTGTGACTCAAGAGATCCGCGCGAGCGAATCTCGACTACACTATGTCGAATTGTACTAGTTTTACGCACTGTAATATTACGGTACTCCATTTTTACCAGATCAGAGTTTTGGCCTAGCCAAAAACTTGGGTTAACCGGTATCCCGTCTTGTTCGATATAATTATCACAAAACTGGGGATTACCTTCCCAATACGTCCAAGTCGGATGTGAACCGTAGCAGTTATTAACGATCTTATTAAGTTCGTTATAGCTACCTCCGGCGGATCTTGACGACTCAAACGATGCGGATAGTGAGGGTGTCTTATCTGTATATGTTTCAGTTTCCTTTAAGAGAAAACTTTTCATATTACCACGAATAACATCCAAATGATCGATAAAATCTTCATTATGCATTATCGCATTAATAGTTTTATCATCAGCATCATCCACCTTTGTAAGTGTCTGAAAATGCTTATCATATGTAACATTAATCATGTCCTGCGAAGCAGGTAAACACGATCTTTTCGCCTGCAGCCAGGAAAACCACAGATGTGTGTTCTTTCTACTGTAACTGATTAGACGGCTCTTAAAAAAAGAGCGAAGGTGGCCTTTAGGAATAAAGGGACCACAATCCGGCAACTCTGGTAACTCGTTACGAAGATATTTAGAGAATGGGTAGGAGAGCAGGAATTTTCCTCGCTTCAACCAAACCGATTCACTATTTGCACTATCTAAGTAACCATGCACTTGGTCTTCCAAGGCGACGCCTACTGCACTATTCACCCTATGATGGGTAAGAATAATTTGCAGTCCGCGAATTAGGGCATTTGTCCTATCAACCAGAGAGACAACGACGGACTTTTCGTTGTCACCCCCCAATTCCTTGATGGGGGCCAGAGTGGGGACCTTCCCCACAACGGCGTAAGCAGAGGTCTCTGGACATCTTATACTAACCTTCAAAGGTATAGTACAGATCTGATGTCCAGACCAACAATCTTTAAATGAACAATTAATTTTGTTCATCCTAGAATGGTGAGTGTGCTCACAATTTATACGACGGTTTTACTTTTTGACTACTAATAGTTTTCAAAGA